GTTGGAGGTGTGTGATGACACTTGTTTGGACGCCAACTTATCCAGCAGATCCTGATGTTGTCGCTTACATGGAAGCTGTAGAAGCAGCTGATGGTCAAGCTTTGGAGTTGGACGTAATTAAAGCGTATGATGCTTTTATTTTAGGATGTAAGCATGATGGTATCTGGGATGCAATTAAAGCTAGTTGCATCCTTGCTGGGGCTAGGACGTTGAGTGGCGCGTTGGTGCCGCTGGCTGGGACGGCGCCTACTAAGTTTGGAACTGAGGGTAACTGGAACTACAACCGCAAGACTGGATTGCAAGGTGACGGAAGTACTAATTATCTAAATACTAATAGACCTAACAATGCAGACCCACAAGACAACTCCCACTTAGCGGTGTATTTGTCTACTGTGCAAGGGAGTACTCACTACATTGGGGTGAATTCTGGCGTAAGAACTCGACTAGGAAACGGCGGTGTAGATCATTACTCAAACTCAAGATCGTCCACTACTAATTTCCTCAGTAGTATTGGGCTTAGATTGGGCTTTTTGGGAAACAGTCGAAACTCTAGTGGCTCGTATACGGCTAGGTCGTCCGGGATTTCATTTACTTTTAATGCTACATCATCTCTCCCAGAAAGCCTTAGCTCTTATGTTTTTGCTAGTAATAATAATGGTACCGGCACTACTTTTACTACATCCGTAATCCCTTTCTACTCCATCGGCGAATCCCTTGACCTAGCCCTCCTTGACGCCCGCGTAACTGATCTCATCACCGCCATTGGAGCTGCTATCCCATGACACTACAACCTGGAAAAGTGGTTCTTTCCAACCCTCTAACCTGTACAAACACCGCCAAAGGTGATAACAAACTATACAGCGATGCCAAAGGTGTCGTTCCTAGTCTTGATCTGAGGTTTGCAGAAGGTAAGACCCTGAATGATTATATGACGGGTCAGCAATTGATTCAATTTAGTCGATCAAGTATTGGCACATATGTTGATGAAAACGGTATTATCCAAACAGCTATTGCTGATCAACCACGCTTCGATCACGACCCAACGACGGGTGAGAGCCTTGGGTTGTTGGTGGAGGAGAGTAGGACTAATTCGCTGACAAATAGCGAGCACATAAATACTGGCTGGCTGTATCAAGGAGGAATGACCGCACCAACGACTACAACAGCGGAAGCCCCAGATGGTGGCTTAGACGCTCGATTGTTTACGTCTACAGGCGGCAGGGTGCGTCAAGACAGGACCCTTGCAGCTGCTGTTTACACTTTAAGTGTTTATTACAAGCCAAATACTGATACAACCTTACAGCTGTTTCTGTTTAACAGTGGTGCCTCAGCTAACGTCACATTTGACACAACTAATCCCAGTAATCCAACTGTGTCAAGTGGCAGTGGCGTCATGGTTGATGCTGGAGGTGGTTGGTTTAGAGCGTCTGTTACAACTTCTGCGGCAACAGATGGTGCAGCTATCGAATCAATGATTTATACAGATAGTGGTTACCTTTGGGGCGCCCAACTAGAAGCCGGATCCTTCCCCACCTCCTACATCCCAACCACCGGCACAGCACTAACACGGTCGGCGGATGTGGCGAGTATTAGTGGGAGTGATTTTAGTAGTTGGTATAATCAGAGTGAAGGTACGGTGTTTACTGAATACTCAGTTGCTTCTACAAATGTAAATCATTCGATTTATAGTTTTACTGGTTCGACAGATTCTGAGAGAATTTACCATTACTTCAGAGCTATTAGCACCCAATTAAGGTTTGACACACAATTAAATGGTACCATTGAAAGTGCTATAACTATAGCGGACACAGATCCTAGTGTCTACAAAACATCTTACGCATATAAACCTCAAAACATTAAAGCTACTTTTAACGGACTAACGCCCGTTGAAGACAATGTACGCCCAGGAAATGTTCCAATTAATATTAATCAATTATTGATAGGTACAATAACAGTTACAAACGTTTATAAAGGTATTGGTCATATCGCCCGCCTCACCTACTTCCCGGAACGTCTCCCTGACTCTACCCTTCAAGCCATCACCACCTAAGCACCGCTAGCCACCCCACTCCGATCAAGTGAACCCATGGCCACCAAGCGTGAGCAGATCCTTAGCGCCATCGTCACCACGTTGGCCGGCACCACAGGCGTCAGTACGCGGATCTACCGCAGCAGGGTTGAGCCCCTGGCCCGTGCTGAAAGCCCGGCGATCGTCGTCGAGCCGATCACTGATCAGCCGCAGCAGAACACCAGCCTGCCAACCTTGGACTGGAGCCTGACGGTGCGCGTTGCCGTGATCGTGCGCGGCACCGTTCCTGATCAGCAGGCTGATGCAACTGTTCAATCGCTGCACGCCAAGCTGATGGCTGATCTGACGCTTGGCGGCTATGCGATCGACGTGCAGCCCAGTCTCGTGAACTTCGAGATGGTGGAAGCTGATCAGCCCGCTGGTGTGATCTCCTGTGACTACGTGGTGCGATACCGCACGCAGGTGGCTGATTTAACAAGCTGAAGCCCTAGCTACGATGAGGTGAGACGGGCCATGGCGCCCATTGCACAACCTCTGTGGTAGCCACCCATGGCATCAGTTCTCACTCGTCGGCGTCTAATCCTCGCTGAAATCGAAAGCAGCTACGGCACGGATCCCACGCCGGACGGCACCAATGCGATCTTGGTGCGCAACCTAGAGATTCAGCCGCTGGTGGCTGACACGGTCAACCGCGAGCTGGTGCGCCCGTACCTTGGCCAAGCCGATCAGCTGCTCAGCCAGACACGGGTTGAGGTGAGCTTTGAGGTTGAGCTGGCCGGTTCTGGAGCCGCCGGCACCGCTCCGGCCTATGGCCCGGTGCTCCGCAGCTGCGGCATCAGCGAGACCGTCTCCGCTGGTGTGAGCGTGACCTATGCGCCAGAGTCCAGCGGCTTTGAGAGCTGTACGATCTACTACCACGTAGACGGCATCCTCCACAAGGTGACCGGCTGCCGCGGCACCTTCGAGATGTCGTGCGAGGTGGGCCAGATCCCGGTGATCAGCTTCACGATGACCGGCATCTACAACGCACCAACAGACGAAACACAGCCCTCACCGACCTACAGCAACCAAGCCACGCCAGTGCTGTTCAAGGAGGGCAATACTACTGGGTTCAGCGCCTTCGGTTACTCCGGCTGCCTGATGTCCTACAGCTTTACCCTGGCCAATGACGTGATCTACCGCGAGCTGGTGGGCTGCACCAAGGAGGTCTTGATCACCAACCGTGCGCCCAATGGCACGGCTGTGATCGAGGCGCCGACCATCACCGCTAAGGACTTCTTCACGGTGTCCACTGGCAGCAGCACCGGCAGCATCACCTTCCAGCATGGCCAGACTGCCGGCAACATCGTCACGATGACCACGGCACAGTCGGACCTAGGCAACCTGACCTATAGCGATCAGGACGGCATCCACATGCTGAACATGCCCTTTATTGCAGTCCCAACCAACGCAGGCGATGATGAGCTGAGTCTGGTTTACACCTGATCGCGTGGCCTTTGTTCTCAACCAATCGCAGACCTACAGCTGGCCGGTGAGCATCAAGCTCCCGGCAGATGGTGGCAAGCGTGAGAAGTCCAGCTTTGATGCGGTGTTCAAGCGGCTGCCGCAGAGCAGGATTAATGAACTGCAGCAGCTGGTGCAGCAGCGCGTGAAAGCTGCTGAGCAGGGCGACGAGCTGGACAATGGCGTGACAGATCAGAGCATCGCCGATGAGATCCTCGTGGGCTGGTCTGGCATCGTGGATGGTGATGGCGATGAGGTGCCCTACAGCGAGGCGGTGAAGGCGCAGCTGTTGGATGTGCCGATGCTGGCCGGTGCCTTGATTGAGGCGTACTTCGCGTCGCTGGTGGAGCTGAAGAGAAAAAACTGATCAGCGCCGCCGACCACTGGGCAGGTGGCGCCGTGATTGATGACAGCGCTGATGATGCAGCAGCGTTCGGGTTGGAGCTGCCTGCTGCTGAGGGCGATGAGGATTGTCTGGTGTGGCCGGAGGCATGGCCTGCTGTTGATCTGTTCCTGAAGGTGCAGACGCAATGGCGTGGTGGTGCGTCGGGCATCATCGGGCTGGACTACACAGCTGTGCGCTGGGTGATGCAGCTGTATGGGGTTGAGGATGAGCGCGAGCTGTTGGAAGACCTGCAGGTGATCGAAGCTAGAGTGATTGAGAAGGTGAACGATCGGCAGGGCTAGGCATGGCGCTGGACATGACCACCGCCCTGACGATCCGGGCACGGGTTGACGGTCAGCAGCAGATCGACCGCCTCGGCCAGTCGCTTGGTACCACTACCACCAAGGCGAATGGCCTAGCAGGTGCATTTGGCAAGCTGAAAACCATTGGCGGCTCGTTAGTCGGTGTTCTTGGCACGGCTGGGATTGTTGCCGGCCTGAAGAAGTCGATTGATACATTCAGCCAGTTTCAGGCTGAAACCAAGCTGCTAGAGAATGGACTGAAGAATGTTGGGGCACAGGCTGGACAGCTTGACAAGCTGCAGAAGATTGCCAGCGATCTGGGTGAGGCCACTCTCTTTAACGAAGAGGACTTTCGGCGTGGCTTCGGCCTGCTAACGAGTTTCGGCAACATCGGTGTAGAGAGCTATGAGCGTGTTGCCAAGGCCGCTGCAGACGTTGCATATACCAGTGGCACTGAGGTGAGCGGTGCCTTTATGCAGCTGGCCAAGGCGTTGAACGATCCATCCAAGGGCCTCTCAGCGCTCGGTCGTTCTGGCATTCAGTTCACCGAGGCTCAGAAGGCGGTGATCGAGTCGCTGCAGGAGACTGGCAACGTCGCTGAGGCGCAGCGGCTGATCTTGGTGGAACTGGAGAAGCAGTACGGTGGCAATGCTGTCGCTGCTGCCCAAGGCCTGGCCGGTGCGTTCGACACGCTCGGGGAGAAGTTCTACGACCTACAGGTGGCGCTCGGTGACAACGTGGCGCAGGTGCTGCAGCCGCTGATCGTTGGATTGACAGGACTGATTGATGTACTGGCAAACCTGCCTGAGCCGGTGCAGAACATGATCGTGGCGCTCGGCGGTCTGGTGGTGGCGCTCGGTGCCCTTGGCACTGTCATGGCTATTGGCGGCCCGATCATCAGCGCATTGGCTGGCCTCGGTCCGCTGATCGTTGGCATCACTGCAACGATCGCCGGCTGGGCTGGCGCCATCGGCCCGCTGATCGCTTCACTGACCGGCAGTGGTGGTTTGCTGGCTGCGCTTGCTGCTGTCTTCACCGGCCCTGTCGGTTGGATCGCCTTGGCTGTTGCTGCAGGCGTGGCCATCTACGCATTCAGAGACCAAATCGCCGCAGCATTCAAGGTGATCGGCGATGTGATCAAAGCTGCGGCTAAGGCCTTCTACGACGTGTTTATCAAGCCAGTCATCACTGGCGCCAAGGATGCCGTAAAAGGAATTAAGTCCGCTTTCTCTAGTCTGGCCAAGATCATCACATCACCGTTCGAGCAAGGCGCTGATGCAATTAAGTCGATCTTCCGCGGATTGCTGCAGTTCGTTGCTAATGGCATCAACAAAGCAATCGGCAGCATCAATACATTGATCCGTGGTTACAACAGCATCCCGACCCTGCCGGATGTGCCGACTATCCCTCAGGTGAGGGTGCCAGCCTTCGCTGCTGGTGGTGTCGTCAACGGTCCAACCCTCGCCATGGTCGGCGAAGGGGGCCAGAGCGAGTACATCATCCCCGAGTCCAAGATGGCCAAGGCTTCGGCCAACTACCTCAGCGGGATGCGTGGCCGCTCCGTGATCCCTGCTTTTGCTGATGGTGGTGTAGTTGGCCCAATGGGCGGCGGCGGTGCAGCGAACACCACTGTGCAGATCACCACCGGCCCGGTGCTGCAGCAGGACGGCCAGCGCTACGTCACCGTCGGCGACCTGGAGCGAGCCCTACAGGACTTCGGCTCACAGGTGTTCCGCAATAGCCGCAGCTACGGCGGTCGCCGCTATCAGGGGGCCTACTGATGGGAAGGGCTCAGGCGCAGTACCTGCGGATCTTCGACGACAGCACCACCTACGTGCGCTGGCAGGGCTACTACGTCAACCAGACCGTGACGTTGGACAGCGCCAGCTGGGAATACATGCCCTTTAGCGCCAGCGGCATCGTTGAATCCGGCGCCAGTGGCGGCAAGTCCGTCTCGATCACGGTGCCGGCCACCAACAGCGTGGTGGAGGCCTTCAACCTGGCGCTGAGCTATGGCCGCTTCTGTGAGCTCAAGATCTACGAGTTCGACAGCAGGCTGGATCAGGCTGCACCGCAGTCAGCCCAGAACCTGATCGCGGCCTATACCGCGGAGGTGGTCAACGTCTCCGGCACCTTCACCAGACTCGACATCGAGCTGGGATCTAGCTTGTCTCCAGTGGGGGCACAGGTGCCGCCGCGTAAGTTCAACAGCTACCTGATCGGCGCACCGCTGCGGATATGAGCCTGAACATCTCCGATCCGCTATCCCTGCTGCCGTATCAGAGCGGTCTGGCTGATCCGGTGTTGATCGAGGGCGCTGCACAGGCTGCCAATGATCTGACAGCACAACAGCAGGCGTACAAGATCGGTGATCCGGTGCCGATCGTCTTCTGCCGCCGCATCAGTGACAATGGCGGCGTGATGGTTAGCCCAGGGGCCACAGAGGCCCGGTATCAGAACAACGGGATTACCAACGCACTGACGGTCAGCCTGCACCTAGTCCTCAGTGAAGGCGACCTGCCGACCATCCCGATCAAAGATGTGTTTGTCGGCCCATGCCGTCAGGGCACATGGGATCAGAACTATGACCGCCGCTCTGGTACGTGGTTCCCCGGCAACTTCGTCACCACCGTGGCCGGCAAACAGCCGTGGTCGTGCCCCTACTACTGCGGCACAGCAGGGCGCTACGAGGACATGACGACCCTGAGCTACGTCAACACCTTCGTGGACGGCAGCCAGCGGTGGAATCAGCAGGTGCATGTCTTCGTGCGTGAAGGCATGAAGGTCACCCGGATCATCGACAGCACGCTCGGCCCAAGCAACAGCGTGATCGACCTGGCGATCTACCTGATGAACGAATCAGGCCGGATACCCAGCACGCTGATCGACAACACCCAGATGCTGGCTGCGGCCAACTTCTGCGACACCAACGGCCTGTTCTACAACGGCGTTTTCAAGGAGAGCATCAACCTGGACGAATGGCTGGAGCAGATCGGTAACGACTTCCTGCTGCGTCTGGTGGAGGCTGACGGTAAGTTCGGCTTCCGGCCGCGGCTGCCGGTGAACGTCGATCACACGATCAAGACGACGGCGATCGACTGGGTGTTCACCTTCACGGAGGATCACCTGCTGCCGGATGGCTTCGAGATCCAATACATCCCGCTGGAGGATCGCCTGCCGGTGTGCCTGCAGATGATGTGGCGACAGCAGCCTGATTCTGACATCGGATTTCCGCGTACCACTGAGGTGCGATTTACGGGCGAGGCGACTGCAGGACCGTTTGAGCAGTACGACCTGAGTCAGTTCTGCACAAGCGAAACGCACGCGGTGAAGGTTGGGGCGTACCGCCTGGCTCGCCGCAAGTACATCACGCACACGCTGCGTTTGACGGTACGGCCCAGCAGCTACAACAGCACGCTTACGCTTGGTGATGTAGTGCGTGTCAGGTTGCGGCGCGAGACGGCGACGACAGCGCTCAACTACCACGACTATCTGTATGAGGTGGAGAGGATTGAGAAGGCCGCGAGCGGTGCGTGTGTGTTTGATCTGACGCACCTGCCGATCGACGATCAGGGCAGGAGCCTGGTGGCGCTGGAGGTGGCAGCAGCCACGGCGCCAGGCGTTGTGATCTCAGCCGGCCGCAGTGATTACAGCTGCGATGACAACTCAGCATCTGACAACACAAGCCTGGGTGGTGGTGGGATCGACTATCCGGCCAGCGGTGGCAACTTCGATCCGCCAACCCTGGCCGAGACGACTGTGGGCCTTGATGTGCCGACTGATGACACCTGGGCCAGTGGTGGCTATTCACCGATCGGGCCTGACGTGTCGCAGCCGGCTGGTGAACCAAGTGGCGGGCCAACACCGATTGGCAGCTGGGACAACCCTGCTGATCCCCTGGAGGAAAGCCTGGATGAGGCTGGCGCTGGTGTGATCACCGGCGGTACCGGCACTGGTGGCGTGCCACTTGTTGGCGACACGCTCTCAGTCTCTGCCGCTGACCTTGGCTGCGACGGTCAGGTGTGTTGGTCAAGAATTGACAAAACTACAGGCGAAGAAACGGCAATCTCTTGCCAAAACCAGCCTATTGCAGGTGCATACACTCTCTCTATTACCTCAAGCGAGCTGGACTACTTCATTGTTGCTGTTGGCCGCTGCAAAGACCCATCAACGCCTGATGGCTTTGGTGAACCGCGCACGCTTGGCACTACCGCAGCAGTCGAAGTGAATTGCACCCAACAGACTTGCCCAGGAAACAGCTTTACTTTCACTATTTACTATGACCTTCAGGGCAAATCATTCTTAGGCAGCTGCATTGGCGGAACTAAGGACGGAAACTCAAAAACTGGTATCTCGACTGTCACCAAATCCCTCCTGAATACATGCAACTTGAACTGGCTTGTGATTCCGGCTTCAAACGACTGCGACGGTTCTCATGCCGGGAAGCCTAATCGCTATGTCTTGCAACAAGGCACAGGACCATTTGCTTTTGTGATCTGGTCCTCTGGAACAAGCAATGGTTACAGCGCTGACTACTGGGAAGGCGATCCTCCTGTTTACACCTGGGCTTGTACTAATCCCTAGCCATGGCCACCTTCCCCGCCCTGCAGCCAGCCACCAGGACATACACACCGGGCACTAGCGCCAGCACTGAGTTCGCTGTGCTCGATGGCTATGAAACCAGTGTGCGCCATAGCAACGCCTCTGTGGGCCAAATCCTGCGCATGACATTCACCAGGCTCAGCAGCGCTGACACCTTCAGTCTGGTGAGCCACTACTCCTTGCATGGCACCTTTGAGCCGTTCGATCTCACCAGCACCACGCTGATCGCAACGAACCTCACATTTCCAGCCAACTACCTTTGGCGTTACCTTTCGGCGCCAGTGATTGATCAGTCCTGTGACATCACCAACGCTACGGTGGAGTTACAGCTGCTGCCGCCGTATCTGGTATGACTGCCTACCCTGAGCTGCTACCGGCTGGCTTTCAGTACGACCTCGGCGGTCTCAACGTCAGCAGTGAGGAGACGCTGATCGGCGCTCCGGTGCTGTTCAGGCACAGCCTCAGGCAAAGCAACTATCGCCTGATCCTCACCTACACCAATCTCACAGAAGCGCAGGCCACACTGATCCGCAATCACTACGTCGATCAGCAAGGCAGCCACGCCACATTCACCTTGCCCACCGCCATATGGGGCAGCACTGATGTCATTCCGGCAGACTCGCTCTACCGCTACGCCGCCAAGCCAGACGAAACACAACGCGGCGTCTACACCGACATCACCGTGGAGCTGGTGGCGCTGATCGGCAACTTCCTGCTGTACAACCTGATTGGTGAGCCGGCCACCCTCGGCGCTGAAGAGGCTTTCACTTCCTACGCCATGACCGGCACTGCACCCTTCATCCTTGACGGCGACGACGCAGATCCTGCCGAGGCAGCCACTCTTATCCTGAAAGCTGGCGGCGCCGAATCATGACAGCAACTACGATCCGCGTCCAGATGGCGCAACGCAGCGACACCGCTGCCAACTGGACATCCGCCAATCCAATCCTGCTGGCTGGTGAGCTTGGCCACGAATCCGATACCGACAAGCTGAAGATTGGCGATGGCGCAACCAACTGGAATAGCCTGACCTATCTGCCGATTGACGGCACATGGACTGGTGACACCATCGCCGTGGCCTATGGCGGCACCGGTCAAACCACATACACCGATGGCCAGCTGCTTATCGGCAACAGCACCGGCAACACGCTGGCCAAGGCCACGCTCACCGCCGGCACCGGCATCACGGTCACCAACGGCAGCGGCACCATCACGCTGGCGATCGACTCCGACGCGGCCATCACAGACATCACCACCACGGCCACCACTGGCACGCTGCCTACGGCTGATGGCTCGGTGACCATTGCTGATGCAGCATCTCCCACCAACGCCGAGCTGCTCGAATACTGCGTGGAGCTGGAAGCCAAGCTGGAAGCGGCTCTAGCCGCCTTGCGCACGACTGGCGTAATTGCTACCTAGTGCAGTCGGCATTGGCTGGCTAGATACCCTGTACTGGTAGCCGGCACAGCCATGGTCGAGATCATCGCCGCGGTAGCCGGCGCCAGCATCAGCGTCGCTGCCATGGGGGCAGCAGGCTTCACCCGCAAGTCAGACGAGGCCAGGGAGGCGGTGGTGCGTCTCACTGCAGCCGTTGAGCACATAGCCACGCAGCTGGAGGTGCTTCACAGCGATATGAAGGAAGACCGCAAAGAGACTTTTGGAAGGTTATCGACAGTCGAGCAACGCGTCTCTAGGTTGGAAGCACGACCGCCGACCTAGCCATGGATCAGGCTCAAACGCTCGCCATCATCGCCATTGTCGTGGCAGCTGGCTCTGAAGTGATCGGGATGCTGCCCATCCGTGAGAACAGCTGGGTGCAGCTGATCGTGAAGATTATGGAGACCGCCTTCCCAAAGCGCAACGGCTGAACCATGGCCAACGAAGCGCCAATCTCGTTGCAGCAGCTCTTCAGGTATTACAAGGGCTTGCCGCACCAGGCGGCCGCGGTTCAGCAGCTGGAGAGCGATCTGGCGGAGAACGGCTACGCCGCCGCGATGCGAAGGGATCGCGCATGGTTCGAGACGTGGAGCCAAGACGGAAAGCAAAGCGATCTGGCCGCCGCAATCGCGCTGATTAAGGAGTTCGAGGGCTGCCACCTCAGTGCATACCCTGATCCGCTCAGCGGTGGCGATCCTTGGACCATCGGTTATGGCACGACGCGCTACAGCACCGGCCTGCCCGTCAAGCGTGGCGATCTGATCAACGTGATCGAGGCCGACATCTTGCTGCGGCTTGAGGTTGATCGGATTGCAGAGAAGCTGCGCAGCACGGTGCCCCATTGGAAGGTGATGGACGACAGCCAGCGCAGTGCGTTGGTCAGCTTCGCCTACAACCTTGGCGCCGGCTTCTATGGCGCTGCAGGCTTTGAGACGATCAGCCTTTGCCTCCACGAGCGCAACTGGGGCGATGTGCCTGCAGTGCTTGAGTTGTACCGCAACCCCGGCACCACCGTCGAAGCTGGCCTGCTGAGGCGCCGCAGGGCCGAAGGCAAGCTATGGGGGCAACATCGAGCAGAGATCCAGCAGGAGCCGGCCAAGCTGCGCCCTGAAAGCTCGTTCAGCGCACGGCTGACACCGCACATAAGGCTCGGTGAGTTTGCGCTTGATCAAGAGGCCAGGCGTTTCGATCGTCAGGATCAGCTGGACATCGCAGCTGAGCTGGCTGCATTCTTGGAGCGTGTGCGGGTGCAGTTTGGCGGCAAGCCAGTGGTGATCGTTTCCGGCTACCGGCCAGAAGCTATCAACCGTGCTGTAGGCGGTGCCAGCAACAGCGAGCACCTCTTCAACGTTGGGTGCGGCGCTGTCGATTTCTACATCGCTGACGCTGATCTGTATCTGGTGCAGGCTTGGTGCGATGATCACTGGCGCTATTCGATCGGCTACGGCGCGAAAAAGGGATTCGTGCATCTAGGCATCCGAGGCAGCAGGGCAAAGGTCCGCTGGGATTACTGAGCCAAAAGGTTGCGGCGGCTACAGTTGCTTAGCGGCACAGCGCCATGGCGGGCTTTTACTTGGAGGTGACGTGCAAGCTATTCATTCGATCAGACAAGCCGGCCGATCTGATCCCTGGCGATGTTTACAGCCAGATCGCTGAGCACATCAGATCAGATGAAGACATTATCGACGTTGAGGTGAATTGCGTCCCGGTGCCGGCAGACATCCATGGGGCAGCACAGGATTGAAGGCACATGGCTGGTCACAAGGAGATCAGCCCGCGATCAGATTTTGTTGGCTTGGGATTATCGTTGCGCGTATTGCGGCGAAGAGCTGGGCTGCAAGCCAACTATTGATCACATCGTGCCCAAGGCAAGAGGCGGCCCTACGGTGCCCAGCAATCTGGTGGCCTGCTGCATGACGTGCAACTCCTCAAAAGGGCACAGCACGTGGCTTGAGTGGTATCGGCAGCAGGCCTTCAGCTCAACGCTTGGCGAGTGGGCGATTAGGCAATGGATGACTTAGCGCCACTTGTTGCCCAGCAGCTGCTGACGGCAGACCTCGATGGCCTGCTGCGCCTGCTTTTGCGTCATCACAGATTCTGTGGCGTCCATCGCCTTCACTGCGCGATTCAGCAGATCAGGGTAGGAAGTGTCGCGGAAGTTGACGGCGACGTCTCGGCAAAACTCTTTCCAGAGTCCCGTGTATGTGCTGCAGGTGCGGCCGCTTTTTTGGTAGAGCGCCTCCATCATCTCTGAGCGCTTCTGATCAAGTTCAAATGATTTCATGGCGGTGACGGCCGGCATCAAATTATGGTGCGCGTCTGATGGTTTGGGTCGGATTCGTCAAGTCCGTGCACTTCAGGACCAAAGCCGGTGGCGATGTGCTCAGGTGTTAGGCCTTCCTTAGGTTGCTGTTTCTTGGCTTGGCGTTCAGCGTCTGACGCTTGTACGCTCTCGACCCAGCTATCGAAGGCTTGGCGGCTTGGTGTGCCCAACGGGAGGCCAAGCCACTTGCGCAGCACCTTCACATCCCGAAAGAAGAGGCTGCAGCCCTTGCGGTATCCGATCCAATAGCGTCCATCCCAATCGGGGCCGGTTTCGATTGACATGCCGCCGGGCAGGCGCAGGGCGTCGCGTTTGACCATCTCAGGGCTTCAGCATTTGGTTGAGGTAGAGCTCGGCCTGCCATAGGTCTGAGCTGTAACGACAGATCCCGCCGAGGCAGCTTCGATAGAAGAGCTCACCCTTCTCGGGTTCAAGCGTTTCGATGAAGCCGCCATCGCGATCGATTCTGCTAATTACCCGAACCCGCATTGATGGCTAGGCGCCTGCCTTCATTGTTGCACTGCTGGCGAATCAACCTGTTCAGGCGCATCATGGCTCGCTGTAGCCGCTGCCTGATAGCTTCGCGGCTAACGCCACCTTCTTTCCCCAAGGCCGACAGCGTGGCTTTCTTGTATCCGGGCAGCCCGTTGTACCTGCAGATCAAATACCGTTCGTCTTCCTCAAGGCTGTTCAGGGCATCGGCCAGCATGTCACGCTCAAAGGTGAAATCATCCTCCTCGTAAAGGGTTTTCTCATCTGGGATCAGATCAATCAGCCGATGCTTCTGTATATCGTTTGAGGCATGGTTGTCGAGGCTTGTGACATCCCTGGCCATCAGAAGCGATAGCACCACATCATCACGCTCGATCTCTAGCTCAGCTGCGCATTCAGCCAGCGTTGGCTCTCTGCCGGTCAGCTGTTGCTGCCGTGTCATGAATGCGCGTAGCTTGACGATCTTCTCCTGCCTGTGGATGGGGAGCCTGATCAGCCGATCGCAATCCTGCAGGCCGCGGCTGATTGACTGGCGGATCCACCAGTACGCATAGGTGGAGAACTTATAGCCACGGGAAGGGTCGAACAGCTCAGTCGCGCGATCTAGGCCCATGTTGCCAAACTGCACTAGATCCAGCAGTTCAAGCGATGAACAGCGGCGAATGTACTTTTTGGCGATGGTCACCACCAGGCGCAGGTTGCGGGTGATCATGCGCTCCTTCGCACGTTGGCCGCGGCGGATGACCATTTTCTGCTCTCGCGTGTAGTCAGCAGCGTCGATGTCTTGAGACTGCAAATCCAGCATCTTCTGGATCTGCCTGCTGTACTGAATTTCTTCTGCCGGAGTCAGCAGCGGATGGCGGGCGATCTCGTTGAGGTAGTGGTGAACGGAATCCATGGTTTCAATTGCGATAGGTAAAAGAAAGGCCCCGAAGGGCCATCTGATCAGAAGGGCATCTCAGCAACGGCTGCAGCAGGCTGCTGCGCTGCGCGTGGCGGCAAGGTGAAGTCAGAGACCCTGAGCACAAGCTTGCAAGCTGTTGAGCCGTCTTTGCGCTCGTACGTCTCGGCGTGGGCGTCACCAGCCACGGTGATCTGGCTGCCCTTGCTCAGGTACTGGGCAGCCACGGCAGCACGGGCGCCCCATACTGCGCAGTCAATTGCGGTGACGTGTTCTGCGTCCTTGGTCTTCTTGTTCACCAACAGGGTGAAGTTCGTCACCTCGGTATTGCCGGCGGTGTTGTTGCGAGGATCAGCGGCCAGGTTGCCGCTGGCGGTCACGTTGAGCATCAGCTGAAGAAAGTGGAGAGGATGGCGATAATGGCCTGATTGTTGTTCAGGCCGGTGGTGTGCAGGTACTGGCGGAACTTCTCTGCCAGTTCAGGCGGAAGCCTGGCCTGCACCTGATCACGTTGGCGCTTGCGATCAGCGCGTCTGCGGTATTCGCGCAGTATCTGGCGCGGTGTTTCAGCCATAGATGACGCTCTCTGTCACCGCCTCGACGTTGACCCATTCGAGTTCGTGCCAGTGGTGCAGCCAGCGCTCTGCGGCGAGTTGTTTGGCTTCTGTCAGGCTGCAGGCTGTGACGCACTCAAAAACGTTGACGCTCGGGATGCGGTAGTAGTAGCGATGAGGGCATGGATCAGTCATGGCTTCTGTGGTGTGACTACGTTGCCGCAGTTCAGGTG